TGATCGAGCGTCAAGCAGAAATGAAAAAAGAACTGGCCTCAATCGAAGGAGAGAAGCGTCAATCTACAAAGAAAGAGACTTCAAGCTCTGCTTTCAAGAAGTATCTTCGTCACGGAATCGGCGCGTTGAACAGCGAAGAGCGTTCATTGATTCAGAAAAGAGGAACTGCTGTTCAGATCGCGGGAACTGGTAGCCTCGGCGGATTTTTGGTGCCTCAAGATTTCAGTGATGAGCTTGATGTTGCAACAGCTTTCACTGGTGAGGTAGAACGAGTTGCTAAGAAATTGAACACAGCTGGTGGCGGTCTTTTAGATTACCCAGCAGTTGACGACACTGGCACGGATGCTGTGAAGACTGACGAATCAGCCGGGTTGACGGTTGCTGACATGACTTTTGTGAACAAGCAGTTAAGCGCGTACAATTACAGCTCACTTGTGAAAGTTTCTGCTCAGTTATTGCAAGACTCAGCGTTCGATCTGAATTCATTCTTGGTTGAAGCTATGGGCGAAAGAATCGCGAGAGCTACGAACGCCGCGTTCACAACTGGTGACGGAAGTGGCGATCCTCAAGGTATCGTGATTGGCGCTGGAACTGGACCCGCTGCCGCACTCGCCAACGCAATCGCGGCAGATGACGTGTTGAATCTGATCTACTCGATCGATGCTTCGTACCGTAAGAAAGACACTTTCGGTCTCATGGCTCACGACAACGTGATCAGCGCAATCCGCGCCACTGGTATCGGTAGTGCAAACGACTTCCCGATTTTTATCCCGGGTATGGCAGCCGGTGAGCCAGATCGCGTATTTGGTGTGCCAATTTATGTGAACAATGACATGGAGTCTTCAATCGCTACGACGAACAAAGTTCTTTTGGCGGCTGACTTCAGCAAGTATGTTGTCCGCAATGCTGGTGGCGTTCAAATGGTTCGTCTTGACGAGAGATTCGCTGACAACCTCGAGGTTGGCTTCGTAGCTTACAAGAGAGCCGACGGTATCGTGTTAAACTCAAATGCCGTGAAGACCATGGCGATGGCTTAATATGAAAGTGGTCTTCAAAAAGACTATCATCGGAGATACGTTCCGCTTCCGCGTAGGGCAGGAAGCGGAACTCTCTGACGATATGGCGACAGAGTTCTTGAATGCCGGTTTCTGCAATGTGATTGCAGAACCGCCAAAGCAAAGAGCGAAGAAAGCGGTCAAGAAATCGACAAAGAAAGAAACACGATAGGACATGGCGTTCGACATAGTAACAGCGGCAACGACAGAGCCGATCACATTAACTGAAGCGAAGAATTTTCTTCGTGTTGATCACTCAGATGACGACACTCTGATCAGTGCATTGATCACAGCGTCACGACAGATGTGTGAAGAATACACGCGAAGAATTTTGGTCACGACGACCATCGACGAATTCTTTGATCAATTCCCGACGAACTCGTGGAATAATCTTCACAACATGATCTATCTTTCACGCGGCCCAGTTGCTTCGATCACGTCAGTCAAGTATGTCAATGAAATCGGCTCAGAGCTGACAATCGACTCTTCAAAGTATGTGACAGATCTGATCTCAGAGCCAGCAAGAATTCAATCGACAGACGGTTGGTTTTCTCTCGCTGGTGTGATGAATCAAGTCATCGTCAGATATGTTGTTGGAAGCGATGTGTCATCAATTCCGAAGCCGTTGATTCAAGGAATGATGTTGGTGATCTCTGATCTATATGATCAGCGCGGCGATCGTGTGAAGAGGCTTCCAACTGCGAGTGAGTATTTGTGGAATCCTTATAGAGTTTTCACGTTCTGATGATCACACAAGCCGGACAGCTCGATCGAAGAATTGAGTTCTATCGACAGAGTTCAGATGTTGACAATTTCGGTCAAGATGTTGGAGCTTTCACCTCAACTGGTATCAGTGTGTGGGCGAAAGTGATCGACAAGTCTGGCTCAGAGTCTGAAGAAAGCAATCAGATTGTGGCGGTCAGCAAGGTGAATTTTCTGATCAGATACAACAGCTCGATCTTGGAAACTTGGCGGATCTTATATCGCTCAAAGTATTACAGAATTGAAGCGATCATTGAAGATGAATCGAGAGATTCATTCATGAGAATTGAAACGAGAATCAGCGACTGATCATGGGCAGTATAACAAAGAGTAAGGCATTTATTGGTTTCGATGAAGACACTCTCATGAGAGAGTTCGAGAGAGCTTTTCAAGAGCTTGATAAGTTATCGAACAGCGTCAAGACGAAAGACATCAGACGCATTCAGAAAGCATCTTTGAAGCCAATGGTTCAGAAATTCAAAGACAACATCAAATCGGAATCTGACTTCACGGTCTACCGATACGGCGGTGTTTTTGCTGAGATCAAGAAGGGAACTCTTGAGAAGTCAATCGGGATCATCAACACTCCAGTCAGAAAGAAATCGACATTCAGCTCATTGGCTGTTGGAGCGCGAGTGAAAGGAGCGTTCAAAGATGTTGAAGATGGCGGTTGGTTTGCTCACTTCGTTGAATACGGATTCGTCAATAAACACGGGCAGTTCATCAAGAGCAAGGCGAATCATGGCTTCGCAGAAAAGGCGAAGAGAGGTTCTATTGGATTAGTGAGAACGACATTCAAGAACAAGATGAAATCTTTTCTTGATCGACGAATCAAAAACTCAATGTCATGATTGGAGTCGTCATCAAGTCAAAGTTCACAACTGACAGCGATCTGAACTCTCTGTTTTCTGGACGTGTTTATCCTCTCGTGGGTAAACAGACAGCTCAGAGACCTCTCGCTGTTTATGAGATCGTGACAAACGACACAACACAAAGCAAAGATTCAGATTCACACATCGATGAAGTGAATGTCAGAATCACAACAATCTCAGAGAAATACTCCGACACTCAAAACGCGGTATCTTATATCAGAAGCGCGTTCGTGAGAATGAATGAAACGATTCAAGGAGTTGAAGTACAATCATGCACTTTTGACGGAGAGCGTGATTTGTTTAGTGACGACGAGAGAACATTCGCTTCACAAGTGGATCTTGTTTTCAGAGTCGTAAAGAGTTAATTTTGAAATAATATAAAAAGAAGAAAAAATGCCAAGTACCAGCATTATGAACGCGACTGATGTCGTGATTCAGATCTCAACAGACACTGGAACATCTTACGACATCATAGGAAGATGTACCTCTGCAAGTTTAAGCGTTTCTATGGAGACACGCGACACAACCACAAAAGACTCATCTGGATGGGCTGAGAAGCTCGAAGGATTGAAAGCGTGGTCACTATCCGGCGACGGACTTGTGACATACTCGATCACAGCTCCTTCTTCGGACTATGATTCACCGGACGCTTTGTTCACTTTGTTGTCAAACAGAACCAAAGTATTGGTGAAGTTTGGTTCTACAACAAGTGGAGAAATCGACTACACCGGTGACGCATATTTGACCAGCTACGAGCAGGAAGCCGGAGTTGAAGACAACGCGACCTACAGCTTTTCCTTTGAAGGAACGGGTGTGTTGACTCAAGCATCTGTGTAAATTTTTGAGAGAAGAGCGTGATTTTTGTCGCGCTCTTCTTCAAATTGCTTGATGAGTAAAAACACTCACCGCGTTTTAGAAACTAAGTATAAAACACCACTATTTCGGTTATTTGATTTTTAATGGTAACATACTGGCGAAACACGAAGTGCCGTTAAAACCGCTTAAAATAAGGAATAGACAACAATAAAAACAACATGGTAGTAATCATTGAAACTAACGAAAGAAAACACTCAGTCAGATTTGGATTCAACGCGCTTCGCGAATTTTCAAAAATGACTGGAATGACACTGAGTGAACTTGAGAATTTGGGCTCGGACATGACACTTGATCACGCGATCACTCTCATGTATTGTGGCTTCAAAGACGGCGCTCGAAAAGAGAAAGTGAACTTCAGATATTCAGTTGACGACATCGCTGATTGGATTGATGATGACGAGACACTGATTGAAAAGGTCTTCAAAGTATTCGAAGATCAATTCAACACAGAGTCCGGAAAAAAGAAGTAGGCCGACGCGAAAGTACCACGCACGAATCGACTTGGGATGATCTCGAAGCGTTCGCGTTCGGTCAGATAAGACTCACACCGGATGAGTTCTATGATCTCACGCCACGAGAGTGGATGAACTTAGTCATAGGATTCAACGAACGAGAGAACAGAAAAGAACAAAGTGAGTGGGAACGGATAAGATGGCAGACGACGATCTTATTGAATCCACACACGAAGAAGAGAATCAAAGCGAAAGATCTGATCGTTTTTCCTTGGGAACAAAAAGAGAAGAAACGACAGATCTGGACAAGAGGTGAAATTCTTCAAGTGATAAATGAAAGGAAAGAACGCGCAAAACTAAAAAATGGCCAATCTCTCAAGTCTTAACTTCAGACTGACGACAAACATCAAACCGTTTAAGACTGGTTTGACGAAAGCTGAAAGATCAATGGATCGATTCGGTCGAAAGATGCAACAAACCGGAAAGCATCTGACGACGAATTTGACAGCTCCTCTCGTGGCGATTGGCGCCGTTTCTTTTAATGTCTTCAAGAACTTTGAGGCAGAGATGTCGAAAGTTCAAGCCGTATCTGGTGCAACTGCTGAAGAGTTCAAAGCGTTATCAGATAACGCGAAAGAACTCGGAGCGTCAACAATGTTCTCAGCTCGTGAAGTTGCATCTCTTCAGACAGAGTTCGCCAAGTTAGGTTTCACAGCGACAGAGATCACGAAAGTCACAGAGTCAACACTCGCACTTGCCCAAGCGTCTGGTTCAGATCTCGCAAGATCTGCCGAAGTTGCCGGTTCAACACTTAGAGCTTTTGGCCTTGATGCTTCAGAGACCGGTCGAGTGACTGATGTCATGGCGAAGTCGTTCTCGACTTCAGCTCTCGACATGGAACACTTCGCGAACTCGATGAAGTTCGTCGCTCCAGTGGCGAAGAGCGCAGGAATAAGCATCGAAGAAACTTCAGCGATGTTGGCCGTTCTCGCGAATGCTGGAATCAAAGGCTCTCAAGCCGGTACGTCACTGAGAAGAATCATCTCTGAGATCGGAGCCTCTGGAAAACCAACGTCTGAAGCTCTCAAAGATCTCGCATCTCAAGGATTGAATCTTGCTGACGCAAAAGATGAAGTAGGACGATCAGCTCAGTCCGCTCTTCTGATTCTTTCTGAAGGTGTTGATCAGATCAAACCGCTTCAGACTCAGTTCGAGAACTCAGCCGGTGCGGCCCAAGAAATGGCCGACATCATGGGCGACACAGCATTCGGAGCCTCGAAGCGTCTCGAATCAGCAATGGAAGGACTCGGAATATCAATCGGCGAGATCGTCGCTCAAGCTGTCGTTCCAATGATCGAGAACTTGGCCGCTCTCGCGAGTCGATTGAATAGAGCTTCACCGGCGACGAAGAAGTTTGTCGTCGTCATCGGAACACTCTTGGCTTCATTAGGACCTTTGCTCATGTTGACGGGCGGTGCGATCAGAAACTTCAAGTTTCTCAGAGTTGCGATGATCAGATCAACGACGGCGACGAAAGCGGCGGCGGTAGCCACCAGGATATTCAACACCGTTCTCAAAGCTAATCCTATTGGTCTTGCTGTCACCGCGGTGATCGCTCTTGCTTCAGCGTTCGCACTTCTGAACAGAAAGAAAAAGGACGCGATCGACACAGAGAAGAAGCTCTCTCAAGAAGCTGAAGATGAGATCGCGAACAATCAAGTTCGTCTGACTCAAGCGAACAACTTGATCAACACGATCAAAGATCAGAACATCTCAAGCGAACAGAGAAATCGTTTGATCAACAAATTGAACACCGAGTACAAAGATCTACTTCCGAATCTGATCGATGAGAAAGATTCAGTTGAAGACATCGCTGAAGCTCAGAAAGAGATGAACAAACAGATGGCGAAAAAGATCGCCATGATCGCTCTTCAAGACGAGATCTCTCAAGCTACTGAGAAAGCGGTTGACGCTCAAAAGAACTACAACAGCACTCTCAAACTTTCTGATGAACTCGCGACGAAATCTCAGTCAGTATTCGGTCGAGTTCTATCAGTTGAAGAAGCTGGACGTCTGATGAACGCAACAAATGACATCACCGCAGAACAGCAACTTCTCGCGAGAGAGATCTTCAACACTGCCGGAATGTTGGGACTTCACAAGACACAGCTCGACATGTCGAATCAAGCTGTCGTTCAGCTCTCTCAGAATCTTGATGAACTCGGTGAAAGTTTATCAGATGGGCAAAACACACTATCTGGCAACTCAGACGGCACAGAAGAGTTGTCTCTCAAGCAACAGATGTTGGCGCATGACATCAAACGAGCGGGTGAAGAGATAGAGGATTTCATCATTTACGGAGAAGCATTGACCGGCGCACTCGAAGAAATTGAAGAAGAAGTTGAAGAGCTTGATGAACCTTTCGTCAATTTCGCTGACAATCTCGCGAAGATTAACGCACAGAGAAAATTCTTGCAAGACGGAATGTCAACACTCGGAAGCGTGTTTCAACAAGCGTTCCAAGCCGGTCTGACATCTGGAGAAAGTTTCTTCAAAACATTATCAAAAGCGTTCACTGATCTTGCGAAGAAGATTGCCGCCACTGCATTGGCTGCTCTTGCTCTTGCTGTGATTCTTTCCGTTGTGTTTGGTGGTGCAAATGTTGCTGGTATAAAAGCATTCGGTGTAGGTTTCGAAGGTGGATTCAAAGAACTCTTTGTTGGTATTGCATCATCAATGGGTGGTATTCCCGGTCTCGCCGAGGGTGGGATCGTCACAGGACCGACTCTCGCAATGATCGGAGAAGGCGGTGAATCTGAAGCTGTGATTCCTCTCTCGAAGCTCTCAGAGATCAGTTCATCTCAAAGTCAAAACATCACCGTCAACGGTCGAATAAGCGGTCAAGATATTCTTCTCAGCTCAGAGAAAGCGAACAGAACACGAACACGATTCAGAGGATTCTAAATTATGGGTTTAAGACTTCAAAGCGAATTCAAGTCAAGCAATGACAAGCAATATAAGATCGAGCTGTATCAAGTAGGATTCACCGGTGCTGTGACTTCTTTCAATCTCGCTGAAGACGGATTCTCTCTTGAGTATTCCGGCGAGACTGATGACATAGTGAGTCCGATCGTTTCTTCATCATGTACGATTCAAGCATACAACAACTCCAACGAGTTCGATCAGTACATTGACAAACTGATGAAGCGACAAGACGAGACTTTCTTCATGAAAGTTCTTCTTCATGATGGAAGCTCGTATCAGAACTATTGGTCTGGAGTCATTCTTCAAGATCTCGTCACTGAGCTTGATGAATCGAAGCCACGAATTTTTGAGATCGTAGCTTCTGACGGAATCGGTTATCTCGCCAACAAGCTGTATGAATACGCTGACGACGTGACGATCGAGTCGTTCATTGAATCAACCGTCAACGCTCTTGATTTCGGTGAGATGTACACATCGACGGATCCTTTTTATGCAACGACACTCAACGTCTGGGACATTGAAATGACCTACGATGCGGCCGTTGATCCTTCAACGCTGATCAAGTTTGACGCTTCAGTGTATGCGTCAAGAGAAGAAGACGGCACGAGAATTTACACGAATCACCTTGAGATCTTGAGAGAGCTGTGTGTGGCTTTTGGAGCGCGTTTCTATCAGAACGAAGGTGTCTTTCACTTTGAGCAATATCTCGAACGAGACAACGCGTCAAGAAGCGTCACGACATATCAGTTTGACGGAACAAAGATCTCGACAGCTTCAGTCTCTGACGATGTGACTCTTGATCAGACAACTTCTGGCGGAGCGCGAATGAGTGGAAATGTGTTCAACTTCCTTCCAGCTCTTCAGAAAGTCCAAGTCAGTTTTGATTCAGATCGTGCCTACAATCTGTTGGCGTCGATGATTCACTTTGAAGACACGACAACAAGAAAAAGTGTCGGTTTCATTCCGAATCAAAACGACGGAAGAATTCAGATCGATCTGACGCTTCAATATCAACTCACACTCAACACGACACCTCCGGTGGTTGCTGAAGAGTTCTATCGACCAGTTTGGGAAATTGAAGTCAGAGTTGAAGACGTAAACAATCCAGGCACGTTCTATTATTTGAACAGAGATTGGACTCCGGGAACTATTGGAGCGCAACTCTACGGACCGACAACTTGGACGACGAACTCTTCTTCAAGATACCACGTTGATGCCGGAATGAGTAGAAGTGCCGCGACGGGTTTGTATATGACTGGGCCGACGAGCATCGTCACGCCTCCTTTCCCAGTTTCTGGAAATTGCGAGATCGACATCAACTTCCAGGGAGCTTATGATCGGACGAACGCACTGAACACGCCACAGACTTACTTCAATATAACGAGAGAACAGATCGCGAGAAAGGTGATGTATATCGACAGCACTGGCGGAGCAACATCAACGCAAGTCTTTTCATCAACGAACAACGACACGAGAATCAACAGCAATCTCACGCTCGATCTTGGGAATCTCAGAGTCAACGACGCGGCGGGTGTGGCTGGAACATTCTTCATCTATGACGGATCCAATTGGATTCAATCAACTCTATGGCGTCGAGGCAACTCTGGATCTCACATCTCTCTCTTCAAGCTGTTGACCAGCGAAGTTCTCTCTCTTCACAAAGCAGTGATCGAGAGATTCGACGGAACGATCATATCGTCAACGCTCTTCAATCAGAGATTCATTTTCGAAAGCGAAAATTGGGTGATGCTTCGCGGAACATACAACGCGAATCTCGATCAGTGGACTGGAGAATGGTTCGCGATCAAGACAGATTCATCGAACACGACGATCGACGATCCGATAGGAAGTGGTGGAGTCTCGGCTGAGTTCGCTCGAACAACTTCACAGCAAGGAACTGATGAAGTGATCAACGCTGTTCAAGTCAACACGACGACGAGCGACGTGGCTGGTGATCAGACCGTAGGTGGTGTGAGTACACTTCAAGAGACAAGTGTTCAAGCGTTCACGATGAACTCAAAAGTCAGCGTGGCGATTAATGACGTGACAGCAGGAAGTGGTGGCTCAGAGAATCAGTCGATCAACAATCACATGAACTTCATCACATACGCTGGCGATGAAAACGGAACGTACACGATCAACTTGCCGAACTCTCAAGAAGGTGTCGAGCTGAGATTCAAAACTGACTCGACGATCAGCGCGACGAAGAAAGTTCATCTATCACCAGCAACTGGCGAGACGATCGACGGAGCGACAGAGCCGTATCAGATGGACAGAAGTTTTGACGGAATCACGCTCATGGGCCATAACGGTGATTGGTTCATCACTCAGAAAAAGGAAAAATAAAAAGACACATATCTTTGAAAAATACAAGAAAAAATGGCGGACGTTAACTTAATTATAAAACAGACTTTGAACGTGACGTGTATGAAGAACGACTCGTTTTCTTTAGATATGGATTGGACGGATTCTGCGGCGGTTGCCATTGATCTGACTCTGTACACTTTCAAAGTTCAAGTCAAAAGAAATCAAGCGTCGAATGTTTCTGTTTTGACGTTCAATGATTCAGACTTCACGAAAGACTCTTCTGGAAATCTTACGATGACGAAATCAGCTTCAGATATGGATGTTGAGTCCGGAGTTTATTACTATGACTTACAAGCGACGAAGATCTCTGACTCATCAATCTCGACATGGATGGGCGGAAGATTCACGATCTCAGAAGATGTGACGATCTGATCATGCCAGTTGAATTGACATTACCGACGATCTCAGCTCAGTCTCTGACTTTGCAATCTGTTGAACCAATCACGTTGGTTCTCGGTAGCGTGTTGAATATCGCGCCAACGATCACAACGAATCCTACAATCAGCGGAACGGCAAAGGTTGGCGAAACATTGACGGCAACTGCTGGAGATACAACGGGAACACCACCGCCAACATCAACATTGCAATGGCAACGAAGCGACAACGGAACATCGGGTTGGTCGGATATTAGTGGCGCAACGGGGACGACTTACGTTTTGGTTTCTGCGGATGAAACGAAGTATTTGAGAGTTGAACAAACGGCGACAAATATCGCGGGAAGCGTGACGGCAACAAGCGCGGTGACGTCACAAATAGAATCCGCATTCACGGGATTGTTGGACACTTATTCTGGCGCAACAGCGGCGTATTCTTTGCGATTGTTACGCGGTGAATATAGCGGAAACGCGATTCGTGTTCGACGTACTGATGACAACGAAGAACAAGACATAGGATTTCGAAACAATGTTTTGGACACGTCGGCATTGGCGACGTTTTGTGGAACGTCGGACGGATATATTACGACATGGTACGAACAAAGCGGTGCGAGTGGCGCGGCAAACATGACGCAATCCACGGCATCGAATCAACCAAAAATCTATGATGGGGCGACGGAATCCGTTTTGATGGATAACGAAAAACCCGCCATTGATTTTGATTATTCAAACACACATCATTTTTCAGCAAGTCCGACAAATTGGAATTCCATTGTTGACGACACGAATCACACCATTTCAATGGTTTACAATCTAAACCAATACAATTCGCCGCGTTCAACATTGTATAGTATAGCTAATGAAGTAAGCGGTGGCGAAGGCGACACACTTATTGCAATGGCAAGAAGCGCGGGTTTAAGAATAGGTTTTTTTGACAAAAGTGAAAGCTCTATTACTAAGACCGCTGGGTTCATTTCAACGATTGGCGGCGCACAAAACGGCGTTCAATATTTGGTGACGTCTATTTATGACGCGACAGATTTGAATTCATTTGCAAATAGCACAATCGAGGACAACAACACATCGAATCCAGAAGCACCAAAAACCGCAAACAAATTTTTCATTGGTGCGAATAGCAATTCGGGAAATCCAATGGACGGAAAGATGCAAGAATTTATCATTTGGAATGTTGACCAAACATCGAATCGTTCGGGGATTGAAACAAACATCAACGACCATTATTCCATATATTAATGTATTACGTCAGCACAAACAAACAAGATTTGGATTCGTACAACGAACACGTTTCAGTTGGCGAAAATTACAACGGAACGACAACGCATTGGGCGAATGTCATTGAACATCCAAACGAAACGGATTTCGCGATCAAGAAACATGAAAAATATGATTCAGATCTGACAGAAGTCGATTCACTCAGTGAAGATTGGTTTGAATCAAAAGATATATAAATTGCAAAAAGAAGATCAGATCAAATGACATCACAACAATATCTTAACTACATAAGCTACTTCATGGGCGGTGGTGGTTCATGGGCGAAGATCTCGAACGATTTTCAATCGAGAGTAACTGCTGACGGCGGAACAATCGAGAGTCTTAATTGCGTGAAGAACGCGGTGAAATTTATGATTCAAAATCCTTAAATGATATGAGTTTTTACGACGACGCAAGTTTGATGATGATTCCAAGCGGTGCGAAAGATGACAAAT